TGTGAATAACATACATCATACTGCGGGGGGTCGTGCCCCCCAGTTGTCGAAAGACAGGCGGTCTCGTCGTGTGCTGAGAAGCACACCAACAAGCGCTGACCTTCACGTACTGTTACCTGAACTGGTTTGGGATCCAGTCCAGGTAGCAAGGTTGAGTGCTAAGGGTTGTTGGTCAAAAGCCAACGACGCACTCATTGATTCCTTCGATCTCTTGGGGTACAACTTTGATCGTGTACTCTGCCCTCACCCTCCTTCCTCTTCCGTCCCTGAGCTGATGTCCATCTTGAAGTCGTGGACAGCCTTTTGGCTGCCCCATATGCTCCATGATGACACACCACCCCAGAGATTCAACCCCTATAGCCTGATTTCTCCCTCCTTTCGGAAGTTCATAAGAAATCGGGTTACAGGAGCTGGGAAGTCGAGGAAGATGAGAGTTGGTGCACTACTGTTGTACTCCAAGAGGTTGTTTCCGTCTTTCACAGAGGAGATGGTGAGGGAGAAGGTGGCTGACTTTGCAAAGGCAGTCGCCCGTACCGAACCGTCCGTGTTGCCTCGTAAGAGGCGCATGTTCCTTGAGATCCAGAGGACACTGGATGAGTTCTGTCCCCAGGGGGAGGAAATGGTTGCGGATTATACCCGACCATTCCCTCCCTCCGTTTCTGCTTGTCATGAGTACTCTCGTGGCGAGGGGGGCTTGCAAGCGTACATTAGGGACTTTCCCTTAAATGGATTCTTACAAGACCCCGTCGTCAAGAAGGTACTCATGGCATTCAGATTGACAGATACCGATCTTGGGCCCGATGGTCCACTGGGAGAACTCTGGGAGAGAATGCTGAGATGTCTGATTCAGGAGGCGATTGAGGAGTTGGGCCTGCCAGAGGTGGAATGGAAACCAATACTGGTGGGAGCAACAGGGCTGACTGAGCCTTTGAAGGTTAGGATCGTAACGAAGGCAGAGTGGGTGGTACAACTACTCACGCCAGTCCAAAAGGCCTGGCATGGGAAGATGCGCGCACACCCCGTCTTCCAGCTTATTGGGGGGTCATCCGTTGAGGATGCTCTCTCCCCAATGAAGCTGGGTAAGGGGGAAAAGGTTGTTAGTGGTGACTATAGTGCCGCCACTGACAACATTTTCCTCACGTACACAAAGGAGGCTGCCGAGGCAATGCTTGAGCGCACTAGGTTTGACCTTCCAAAGGGTCTCCCTATGTGTACCGAAGCATTCCTCCGCAAACTCGTTGTGCACTCTCTTACCCGTTCCGTTCTTGACCTTAAGGGCACGAGCCCAGTCCCGATCACTCGTGGACAGATGATGGGCCACATCCTCTCATTTCCATTGCTCTGTATTATCAACAGGGCAGCATCCTGTATGGCCGTCCCCCGTGAGTCCTTTATGAGGATCAATGGAGATGATGTCATCTTTCCTGCTACCAAGAATATATACCGCAGATGGAAGTCAGCCACAAGGTCCGTGGGGTTAGAGTTCTCCCTGGGAAAGAACTATTACTCTAGGGACCTTGCCTTGGTAAACTCCGTCTACTGTGTATATTCCAAGGAGCAGAATCGGTGGGTATCATTGGATGTTCCGAATGTGGGTTTACTCAATATGCCCATAGATCGTCAGGTCGACCTTAAGTCGGGCCGGCAAGTACTTCCTTGGGAACAACTAGCACAGTTATTTAGAGAGTTCTCTAGTTTCTCGAACAAGAGGACTCATTCCAAATACCTGTCTATGTTCCGGAAGTACTATCCGATCCTACGTGGGTTCCCTGGCCCAATCTATGGACCTACCGAATACGGTGCCTTTGGTGCACCCGTGCCCACACCGAACCATAAGTTCACCAACAATCAGTTGATGTGGATGAATGCACACCGCCTTGGTATCTTCAACTATCGTGAGGGAACCCGTAACAGTTACAGCAAGATCTGTAATCGTTACGAGTCCTACATAACAATTGAGGTCACCAAGGGGATGTACAGGTTTGGGCCCCTTAACCCTGGAGAGTCCTTCGGACCTCCCAGGAGCGAGGGCGCTTTGGTTGATCCTTACTCTCGTGATGGGGGAATGGGATACAGGCTGATGGCGATGAGAAGGTGGTTTGAGGACCTGTCCTCCAACAAACACGTCAAGATATTTGGTGCCAGAAGGTGGAACAAGTTCAAACTCTCTCGGAAGGAGTCTGGGGGTGTTCCACCCCGGCCATCAGGATTTCTAAACAGTGTGTTGGAGAACAGGACCTGGTCCATGCGTCCAGCATGGCACCGTGATAGGGATATCATTGGTGAGCGGTATGAGGATTGTGCGAAATACCTCCATGAGATTTTCCGGGCACCTGAGGAACAAGAGGAAGAGACCACTAGGTGATCGCCCCGCAATGGTCCCCCCCGGGGCATGAAATACATCGCATGGAAAAATCTAAATCGAGGAAGGTGGGGAAGGGAAAGAAGGGAAGAGTGTGTGAGACAGCTCCTATTGCAATCTCC